TATTCAATTTCAGGCGTGTTTGATAGTTCTTGTTCACATATTGGGTCACAAGGACCTGTGCCCGTTGTCCTTGATATTGAAGACTCCCATTGAGATTCAATTGTGGCAGTCCACTCATATTCCGACAAGTCACTAAAAGGACTTTTCAAAGTGTATGTGTTTCTTTCAAAATACACTTGTGAGAATACATCAAGGCTCTTGCAAGCTGGACCACAGCATAGAGGCTCACCCCTGTTTGCACAAAAGTATTCCTCATAGTCAATGTGAGTTTCAACTTGTAATGCAAAAGAGCGTTCACGGTTTGGGAAGTTTTGCACTGACCTTAGAATAGGAGTAGGTAGTCCTTGGCCGCCTGTTGGTGCCAAGAGAGTGGCAGTGGAAGTACCTGAGCGTTCCCTTGTGATGTTATCGCTACAGGCATTGCCAGAACCTGTCCACTCCGGTTGTTGCTCTTCTTCTCCAAGATTATCAACAAGCTCATAAGGCGGAGGTTGATTATTACTCGTGGAAACTATATTAATACAGCGTATATTAGGGTTGCTTGTAGGTGTCGATGTTACAGTGCTATCAAGGAAAGTTCCCGTTACCTGACGAAAGCCTAATTTATCAGTAAAAGAATTGCTGCCTACAACCTTGAACTGGCTTGCCCAATCGACTATATCATCAGCAAGTGCAGGAAATACTACGGGATCGCCCTGGTTGTTAGTGGCGGAGTCGGCCACTTGATTGTTTTCCACATCCCAAACTGTTACATAAGCTCCGAATGTGATAATTATAAACAGCCCTATACAGGGCCTTGGGCTGTCCTTAAACCCTATGACTTTTGGCTGTGCCCAATCCTGCTGCATAAACTCAATTAACACGCTGTCGCCAACTTCAAATGCTGCACCATTGCACGTCATATACTCAATGTTCACGTTTTCAAGTGTAGGTGTCTGATTGATGTTTAGACCTTGTTGACTGGATGCTGTTGTGTCAACCGTTAAATCGCATATATCGCCGTCTAAGCGTGTTATAGAGCCATGCCTATATGTGGGTCTCCATTTTTGCCAGGCAGGCAACAGAGCTAAATTATAGTAGGCTTGTGGTGGATTTTGGGCCATGGTTGATTTTAAAAGGCCATCCTGGGGTGTCCATGCTGCATTATCAAAAAACCCTGGTGCAATTTGTACTATACCTTTTTCACCGGGAATTTCCAGTGTCGCTACCTGTCCTGACAAGTCTTCTGTAAGATCTGCACACCAAGCAGTTACAGTTTCATTGCTCGGCAGTCTGGCGTTTAACAACTGTATACGCTTTTCGAAAGACAACTTTTGCAACACGGCTATATTCCTGGCCCTGCTACCTTCTTCAAGGGTAGGTATAAGCGCGTTAAGCCGGTCTATTGCAACCTGAACCTGTTGGATATAGAACAGTATGGATTGATTATTGAATTCCAATTCAACAGTATACAGCCCACCTGTGCCGCCTGATATGATATTCCCTCTGCCCATTATGTACCTGTAATCTCCATAGTACTAAATGGCCCTGTTTCTAAGTTTTTGATATAGATTGTTATTGTGTCTACTGTAAGTTGGTCACTATCCACTATAACAGTATCACCAGCATTAAGAGTTATTTCAGGCGTTGCAAACCTGTAGTGTTTATTTCCCCCCGATAAAGAGTAGAATATGGGGTTCTGCAATGTTATAGTCTTAGCTGTAAATGATCTCTCTTCATATCCAGTAAGTACAATGGACTGTGAGAAAGGTCCTTCAAACTGGTCCACTTGATCAAGTGAAGACTCAGCTATTATGCGCCTGAATTCTGTAGCCTCATCGATCCTGTAGCCCATGAATATCTGTAGCTGCCCATCTGAACGTGCAGCGATTTCCTCTGCCCTTGCTGTACCTATAACAGTTGCAGAAAGGAAAGAGGGTGTGTTATTTCTTTGCCTTGTCTGAAAAGTACTGATATCCAGCTCTATATCAGACAGACCATTCTCAGTTCCTGTCAATACACAGTAGTAAAATATAAGGGAATTATCAAAGTTGAAGAGCCTTATATTTTCTACTTCCAATGCACTTGAAACGTTCAACGCCGGGGCACCAATGAACTCGGATATAGTGCTGATGTCCAATTGTCCAATTGTACTAAGGGGCAAGAGTTCAACTGTTAAAAGGAGATCTGTTTCGATTATACCGCGCGTTTCAAGAGGTTCAACTTGCACCACTTCACCGTCAAATATATCAGCGTCAAGCGTGGATAATGAGGCAAGGCCGGGTAAAAATAACTGCGGCTGGATATCAACGTCAATGGAATCTGAGCTGTTAAATTCTGTTAACAATATAACAGGGAAAATAGCAGCTTCTATGCTGTTTAAAAGAGTCAAGGAGGAATCAACTATTAACGCCCCCGCATAGATTGAACCGAGTTCAAGAGTATTGTTGATGGACAGGTCATCCGCAACAACTATGCTTGTAGCAAAAAAGTCTTCAGCCAATGAGAATTCAAGGTTAAACTCAGGTACAACCGTGTACTGATCACCAACAGGGAACATCACTATGGCAAGAAGGTCTATTGTGTAAGTGTTTTCAAAAGCATCGGGACTTAGAGTGTTACTTATCATTACCTCTAAAGAGGCTAAAGATTCAAAGGGTACAAGTTCCCTTTGAGCTGTGCCGTTAGCAAATATTAAAACCTCTTCTGCAAGTGTTGCAGTTGTGCTTAACTCTATATCATTAAGTCTTTGAAGGATCGCAGGCTCAGAAAGGGTATTTGATAGTTCAAAAGGTCTGGGTGAAACAGGCGTTACGCCTTGAGGAACTTCATTTATGAACTCTAAAAACAGCGTGTTGAAGTTCTGCAAGTCAGGAAAACGGAGCCTTGGCACAGCATTGCCCACAAGAGTACTGTCAATATGATGTTCAGTGACAAGGACAGTTATAAAAAAGTCGGGAAATCCAAGGCTACTAACATTCTCAAGTGCTTCAAGTTCTCTATACCATAATATCTCTGTGTCTATGCTTGCATTAGTCTCAAGGGCAGGTACATCCAACTCAATTACAACGGCACCACCAAGGTTAAAATTTACGTTATTCCTTGAAGGAGCCGTGTAGCCTGTGCCAAAATCAAAGTTGACAGCATTACTTAAGGGTGGAGTGTAAGCCATGTGTACACCTACATAGTTATGTTACCAAACACGGCATCATTTTCACCAGGTCCGCCTATCGCTAACACTATGAACTCATCGTTAGGACCTCCGTTTGCATCGATAGAGTAAGCGCCTGTGGTCGGGTCTGAGGTCCCTGTCCTGTGTGGAGTATAGTTAGTATTCCTGAATATGATTAGATCCCGTTCGGCAGGGACTCCAACGGATTGAACTGTTCCTGATATAGTTACAACGTTAAATACCGCTGGTTTCACTCCAGGACCAAAAAGGGCTATCCTTGTTGCGGGATGCTCAGCCATGTTATTGTCTCCAATAGAACAGTGAAGAGTATCTTTTCCAAGTGTCAGTACCATCGTTCAGCACGTCACCATTAGCAATGACACTCGTACCCAAATTAGGCCCTCCCAGCACATGCTTAAGCAGAACCCAACCCCCTGTACCACCTAATATAAAGGGAAACAGTGCAAAACTACCATCTAAAGGATTGGGGTTTATGCCTGAGCCACTAAAGGCATTATAAAACGATCTGGCAGATAGGGAGTTATTAATTACGCCGGTTAAGCCAAACATCAAGTTTAAACTTATAGGATTCCTACTACTACTGCAACCGAAACCCAGATGACGTGAAGCCCTTATTGGTGTACCGGTCATGGTATTTGTGATATCGGCCGTTATGGTATTTGTTCCTGAATTAATAGTTTTAATCTCGGCCCATTGGGCAACATTGCCATCACCTGACCATAGTGTAATATCTATACCTACAGCCCAATCAGAGGGTAAAGCCTGGTCAAATGTTATAGCTATGTCAGTGCCAGACGAAACAGTCGATGTAGTACTAACAACACCTGTAGACCATCCCTGCATAGCCGTATACCGACCAAAAGTAAACCCAAACCTATTACTCGTTGCCACACTGTCCCTATACCATACTATGGCTTGGTCCAGATCTCCGCCAATCTCCATTACAAACTCTGTAAGTGCATCCGCTGATGTGAATGGAAACAAGTTAGACATGACTATAGACCCGAAAGAATTAGTAGTACTATTCCAGAAAGTACCACATGACAACCTAAAATTACCACTTGTCCATTCAAATCTGAAGTAAAAAGGTGCATCGCCATTTTCGCCATTAGTCTGGAATACTACCCAGTCGTTTAACTGGGGGTTAGCAGAGTCAACGGCATAGGATGAATCATGTACAGTCCAACCTATACCTGTACCGTTGTGTGTTCCTGTACTCGATAAGAAGTCTCGAAAGGCTATAAACAAGTCAGATTTACTTGTGTAGGTTGTCTCATTTAATACGGCGTAAGCCATAAGACCCCCTTATCAGTTGCTGTTAAAAGCCAGGTTCTGGAACTGCAAACTTGAGCCATCTGCAATGGTATAATCGGTGCCAAAATCAATGGCACCAACCACGGTATCGTCAGTTGTCGTGTCATCATAAATAATCGCTGCACCAGTTGGACCTATTGACCCACCTGTGGCAGTCCAGGTTACATTTGTCCACTGCACTCTTGCGCGGTCGTTTGCGTCGTCTTCAATAACTGTTACACCAGCCAAAGACCTGTCATTTTGAGTGTACCCATTGCCTGATGCAAGCTGATTGCTTGTAACGTCTGCAAGCGTAGCATGGGTGTCAGGATCAAATGCAAAGGACGTATTCATGAGAATAATTTTGAAAGTGTCATTTGCGAAATCAATCTGTTTACTCACCAACTGGAACTTGAAATGATTTGAAAGTGTTGCTACAATGGCCATGTTTTACTCCTTATTATTAGTTATCTTTTTCACTCAAATACAATACTATTAGTAGTTCCCCGCCGTCTGTTCTAAGCTCCTGCATAGCGGCAAGGAAACAACTTGTGTCATAACACAGCACAATGGTCCTATCATTGTTAAACATCTGCCATAAAATGGCCTCTTGCGCCCTTGTGACTCTTCCAGACAGTTGCACGGTTCTGTCAGTTTCAAAGGCTCCTGAATGCACAATTATAGTTTTACCGTTTAAAGCCCTTTCACGGCTGACCCTTGCAGTGTTTCTGTTAACCTCAGTATCACGGCTTGCAGGTATGCTTATTGTCCTTCCTGTGTTTGCCTCTGCTGACGATAGAAAAAACATGTTATAGTCCTAACAGAAATTCTGAAGCGTTTTCGTTTGCTCTTACCTGCACCCTTTGTATGATTTCAAACATTATAAGCTCAAGGGCTGGCTCAAGTCCTGTCGACTCGATGGTGATCACTGATTCACCTGAGCGTAATGCATCTGTACGTGCTTCTAAGCTTTCTATTTGTGCGTTTGTAAGGCGCTCTTGCAAAGCAAAAGACTGTTCTCTTAGCTCCTGTTCTTGATTAAGTATATCAAGTGACTCCTGTCTAACCTGGAAACTGCTTGATTCCGCACCACCAAGTGCTGAGGCTATGACATCACCAGTGGATGATATAGAGGCATTGACGGAATCAAATGCCGATTGTATACGGGCAGTTTGTGCTTCAATCTGTGCAGTGTCAACAGTTGCGCGGTATTGAAAAGCAGATTGCAAGGTCTCTGCATTGGTTTCAATACGGGCAATTTCCTGGTCAATCTCTCCCTGAACTTGTATCTCAAGCAATTTAGGTGCTGTAAGTTGGTTAACTTCTTCTGTAACCCTGTCTGCGCCAAGGGCCTCAATGGGCACTTCTATTGTCCTGCGTTCACCCTCAACAAAGAATTCAAGAGTTTCAGTGGCGTTGTTTAAAGAGTCTTGATCTACATTCGCACCAACTGTCACAGTAGCCTCTGAGCCGTCTATACCGGCCAAAAAGGCCTCTATTTCTTCAACGCTGCCCTCATTTATCAGAGCTAATAACTCGGTCTGTCTTGACTCAGGAATGTTGGATAAGGCGTCAATATAAGCTAAGAACTCGTCTGTTTCGGCAGTGGCAACGAGTTCAGTCTCGTAGGCCTGGGCTGTTAATTCAGTTACAAGAGCTTGAGCCTGTTCAAGTTGTCCTGCCTCAACAAGGGCAAATACCTCTATAGTGCTGACCGTGGCGGGTAGGGCTTGAACTTGTTCACCTATGGCGTTTATACGCTCAGTTGTCTCTCTCAAGCTTGCACGTATACGTTCGTTTTCCTCTTCCAATTGGGCATAAGAAAAACCAGTTACAGCGGCAGTGACACCAGCAAGAGCAACTGCCAAGCCTAACGGTCCTGTCAGTAATGCTACAATTGCGCTCAGTCCTGTGGCTAATAGCCCAGTGCCGGAAAATGCCCCGGCTATTGCGCTTATACCACTAAGCAAACTGCCGCCAACTGTAAACACAGTTCCAAGGGTACCAAATGCTGACCCTATAGCTAATATGTTGCCTAACAGTTGTTGAGAACTTGGCTCAAGTTCGTTGAATGTATTGACTGTATCAATGAGTGTTCCAAGCAATGGCAGGGCTATTTCGGACAATCCGGTAGTAACATTGATCATTGATTCAATACTTTGCACAATGATATCAATGGCATTCTGTGCGCCCTCTATGGTAGTCAAGTCCAGCTCAGCCTGGTTAAAAAAGTCTGCAAAGATGTTAAACAGCTCACCAGCCTGTGCTTCAATGGCTGTCGTGTCTATCTCTGCAATCACTGTAGCAAGGTTTATGCCTACATCGGACGCAATGTTAGCTATGTTATTTCGCAGCTCATCAAATACTGGAAGGTTACCTACTGCTGTCAAAGCTGACCTAAATGCGGCTGTTATCCTGCGCCCGAATTCATCTTCGCCTAAGTCCGTTAGGCTACCTGACAGGTCGTCCAACTGCACAGCGGCAGTGTTGAGGGCTAACGCGGCATCCGTGCCAAGGTCCTCAAATTGGGTACCTATAAGCCCGACACCGGCCTGTAGCTGTACTGAGGAATCTGTAGTTGCCCTGAGCCTTTCAATAACAGTGTTAAAAGCCTGTATGGCTGTCGTTTCACCACGGCTTAAGCTGTCTATAAAGGGTTGCCCAAGGCCTATTTGGTTTAGGGCATCTGCCGTTGTTTGTGACCCGTCTTGTATCCTGATTCTGAATTCTTTGAAAGCGTCTGCTGCACGATCCGTTCCAAGGAATCCTTCCGCAAAACCAGTTTCAAGGACAGAGAAAAACTGACCTGCATCCGCTCCACCCTGAGAGAATTGAACGGAAAACTCATTTATTGACTCAAGGAAATCACCTGCACCGTCCAGGCCTCTTTGATATCCAGATGCTATAAAGTCAAACGCCTGTTGTGAAGTTATGCCAAAGTTTTGTGTCAAGGTCCTTGCAGCTGCAAGACTCTCATTATAACCAACACCAAAGATCTCTTCAAGGCGTAGGGCACTTGTTACAATGCGTTCCAAGTCACCCTCTGTAGCATCACTAAATCTTTGCTGTGCTGACCTAACTGCGTCAAATGCCCCTGCTAAATCTTCAGCAAAACCTGTGGTATAAACTCGTTCAGCTATTTCGCCAAATCGCTCCGCTTCAGCGGCAGGCAAGCCAAGTGCATTTTGAAGGCGTCTATTTTGAGACTCTAAGTCAGCGGATACTACAACTCCAGTAGCAACAAGGCCAATAAGGGCAGCGTCAATTGCAAGCACTGCCGCCGTTACATCCTGAAAAGGCTGAGATATATCTTGCAGGCCTGAGCCAAAGTTATTGACATTGTTACCAATATCGTCAATAACCTGAGACACGTTATCGACCCCGGCAAATATAATATCAATTGTTTTGTTAACGTCTCTTGGCATTGGTTTTCTGTGCCTTTTTTAGTTCACTTAAGTGATTTAAATACTTATCCCATAGTGCAACCTCTAATGGCGTTAACCTGCCATGTGGGAACAAATCAGGCCTTATTTCAAATAGGGGTTTGCCCCAGTTGTGGGCAAGGTGTAAGGATGTTACCACACCTTTGTCAGCCCACAGGGCTTCTACTCCCCCACACTGCCCTCCCCAGTGAGGGACAGTATTTCATTTGTAAGCCGGTAAAACACAGTAGAATGTACGGTACTGAGCTTTACGGCAAGTTCATGGGAGCACTCCGGCTTTACAGACCCGCATGTCAAGAGTGTCATGCGCCGTATAACTTCGCCTGGCACGTCGTCAGAAAGACCCATGGCTTGCTTGATAGCGTCAACCTTTTCAGATGAGTTATTGGATGCCAAGCTTGAAAGCAGGCTTCCCAGGTCTTGACTGTTTTTAAGCGCCTCATTGGCCTTGGCAATTTCATTGGCTCCCAGGTTCTTTACAGTCCACACCATGTCTTTTTTCTTGGTACCTTTCTTAAAGAACTTGGAAAGTTCTGGCACACTTACGTCTTTGGTCCTGTCTTTGAACTGGGTGTTCATAAATTGGTCTTGGTTGAAAGTCATGTCTGCTGTCTCCAGGGGGTGCAATGCACCCCCTTTAATTAAGGGTTAACCGGAAAAGTCCGCGCTTGCAACTTCCGCCGAAATTGTGATATCTGCCTGATTCTGATTGTCTACCGGGAATGTACGGGCAACGCCCATTGTCCCCTGAGTCAAGGAGTAAGCCGTTTTATTTTTGTCGGGGAAGAATTGAAAGGTCAACAACTGATCCCTAAGACCAATAATTGTGTCAGTGATATTGTCGTCTGTCAGAGCGGAGAAACTGCCCTGTCCCAGTGTCGTTGACACGGAACCGACTGTGCCGTCGTAATACTGCTGCGAGGTAATGGCCTGGGTATTCTCGGCAGGTACATAGTCGAAGGCCCTTGCTACCTGGGCATAAATCGGGGCGTTGTAACGGATGTAAACACGCTTCCTTGACGCTGAGGCATGAATGGTCGGGAGTGCGTCGGCGAATTCAACAAAGGCGTTTGTCTTGGCAGGCGTTTCAGCGGCAAGACCTGTACCTATGTTATTGATAGTAAATGCCGGAAGATCATAACGTTCTGCATGTGTTCCAACAACCTGGAAGATCTCAGCAGCACCGATTGCACCAGCAGTTGACGTTGCAACCCTGACCTGTCCAATCTCTACAGAGTCGGCGGGGATTTCAGGCGGTCCACCTGCCGCACCCCTTGTCTCCGAAAAGTTGGCCGTTGCTCCGTCAGTTCCGGCAAGAACGGCAATGGCTCCAGAGTCATCCATGGTAATAGAATTGACCTTGGAAACATTCCCGGCAGGGCGTGTTATTGTTGCGGTAGTTGCAGATACGGAGTATTCCGTTCCGGCTGAATAGGCCGTAAACGCGCTGACATCGACGGTATCATTAGTACTTGAAGCTGAAAGGAGGTTCCGACCTGTAACAATGCCGTTTGGGCGCACAATGGGTTCAAATCCAGAACGACCGGAAAACACAGGTGCAGCAGACAGGTTGTAAACTGTGCCGTCTCCACTATCGGTCATTGCCGTGTAATCAAAAAAGGTTTGGCCGCTTTCAAAGAATAAGCGTCCGTTTTTACTGGTAGCCATTTGTTTTCCTCCGTTATAAGGTGTTTATGTCTGAGCTATAGATTATAGTAAACTGCGCAAGTATTGCACAAAAAGGGTTTTGGTCCTGGCCTATTTGATAGTCATATCCGTTGAATATCACATTGTCAGCAACTCCACCTAATGTCTGGTCTTGTTCGTCCTCTGGCCTTGGTTCTGCTGGGCTCCTGTTCATTGCCGTTACAAGGGCCTTTGCCATTCTGTCGCATACATCAACAAAAGGTTCATCCCTTGTTTTATCGTGGAACTCTATCATTAAAGACAGTGACCTTTCATCAATGGTGTACTGAGAGACTGTATTGCCCAGGTTAGTGGCCCAAAAGTTTGCAGCAGGTAAGTCACGACCTTTAAAAGGGGACAGGCTGGCACGACGTATTTTACCTACATCAAAGGCGTAGCCATTGGCGACGGTTATTAACCTAATACGCTCTTCCACCTTGTCAAATACGCCTTTATTTATAGGGTCTACCATTTATCCTCCTAAGTCACTTTCAGTTAAGGCCCTAAGTTCTTCAAGAATGGTGGGCACTTCTTCGTCGGCGGCTTCTCTCATTCCTAACCTTGCGGGTATAGTCACGGACTTGACAAGATAAAACATGGGTATGTCGTCTTCTGAATATACAGTTCTCCCGCTTATATATCCTCTTGCCATAAACACTTGCCGCGCAGTACGTCTCTGAACTCCTGCCGGGGTCCTGTTTTCGTCTGAGGGTATGTTTAGATAAGGGCCACCAGGTACGCCTCTATAGGCATTTTTAGCTGTTATAGTTGCACCGTATTCATGTGTTGTGGCGTAGATCAAGGATTGTCCGCTAACTACTGACCTTACAAAGAGAGATGCAACAAGAGTCTTGATACTGTTTCCCGTAACTTCAGAATCAATTGCCCTTCTCAAGGTTCCCGTTCTGACATTCAAGACTCCTGTTGCATTTTGTTTTACCTTGTTTGCAGCTCTAAATACAGCCCGTCTGAATATCTGACGTGTCGAAACAAACAGTGAATCGGGCATGCGGTCCAAAAATGTTTGAACCTCATCAGCGCCTTGTATTTCAACTTGTATCTCAGCCACTCAGATAACCTCTATTTAAAGCTTCAAAGGATGGTATGAAGATTGCAACATTCTAACCGTTTCGGCCAACAGGCCCAAAGGAGGTCTGTCGACCCTGCCGCCCTCCGATGTGAAAGACTCCGCTCCTATCTGGTCTTTCTGGTCAAACTCATAGGCAAGCTGGTAAATAGCTGCAGAGTTTATTGCCGGCTCTTCAGAAATGTCAGCGAGTCCACCTGTATATGTAACCACTACTCTTGTGTTTCTGTACGCATCAAACAACCTAATACCGTACTCAGTTGTGTGATAAGTAGACCCCAACAACGTAGACCCTGATATGTTTTCCTCAAAGACTTCAATTTGTGAGACACTTTGAACAGGTAGACCCTTAAGTGGTATCATCCGAGTGGGGGTAGCGTTTATAAAGTGTGTCTCGGTCCTTTCAACCCTTTCAAATTCCCGGCCAAGTTCGGTTTGAAAAGAATGCAGGAGTCTGTTTAAGATAACCTGTAATCCAGGGTAGTCTGAAATGCTTGCATCTTCTAAGCCGATAAGGTTTTTTATGTCAGTAAAAGATACCAGTTCAATGGGCATGATTGCTCCTGCATGTGGCACAGCATTAATGCTGTGCCACATGCTGCTTTATTAAGTTACAAGGGTAGTTGCTGCCGGTTCCACATTCAGAAGAGGGCCTGCAACGGCGGAAACGGAGAACACACAGGTGCCACCAAGGACGATTTCAAGGCGTGTATATCTGGCCCTGGGATTGGGTACATCAAATTCAAGTGTTCCGGCACCGGTAAGTGTACCTGTAAGGGTGTTACCGGCTCCTGCAACCTCATCGGTCCAGGTGGAGTTGTCAGGGGAATGCTGGAGTTTGGCAGTAAAGGACGTTGCAAACGTACCCACGTCAATCAGGTATGTGGCGGTTTGTCTGTCTTTGTGGTCAATGGCTGTCGTCTGTACAGTGCTGGCCGTAACAGATGCCGCAGCCCTAACGCTGGAAATTGCGTAACTTGAGCCGGGGTCATTTTTCATGGTGTTGCCTCCTTATGATTTTTCTTTGGGCGCTTTTGCTGCCCGTTCTTTGGGTTTGGTTACGTTCTTGACCTCTGCCGCAAGTTTGGCTTCAATGAGATTTGCTGCCAGTTCTTCCGGTGCTTCATACTTTTCACCCTTAACCCAGTCAAGTTTATTGATACCGGTTGTTGATACAGGGCAGTCTTCAAGCATTTTGATTAGCATTGTTAGCCCCCTTTTTTATGCCGCAACTCTCAGCACCCTGAAAGCTTCCGGCAGGCATACGTTTCCACCAACGCGTTTTTTCAGCAGAAAACCAGTCTGATCAAACTCGGCATAACGTTCAACAAGGCGCTGGATAACCAGGCCGGAGCGGTCGCGTACTTTGTAACCACTTCTGAAGTCCCCGAACAATACGGGGTAGGCATTCGCTGCTACATCCGGCATACCTTCGGGGTTGACAACGGGTCTTCCGTAAAGTGTCGGGGAACCTGCTGTATCAAGTGCCGTATCCCACAGGTAACGCCCGTCACTGTCTTTCAGTCGACGATATGCACCTTCTGTCTGTGAATTCATGGCAAAGTATGCGTTGCGCCTGTATGTGGAGTTCAGTGCGTAAACCATTTGGCTCAGGGCGTCAAAACCATTGTTGCTGCCATCTGCAATGGCGTTTGCGACCCCGGTGTTTGTAACATTTGCCAACACACTTGTGTTTGCCAAGATTCCTGAGGGCTCATCCGGGTTTGTGCCCGCTATGAATCCGTCGTCTTCAGCTTCTGCAACTGCCAGTTCAAAACCGCTTTCAAGTTCACCCATGACATCTGCCGCCGAGTCATCAAGGGTATCATTGGACAGCAGGGCCAGTGCCCTTACATTTTTGATTGGGATCTGTACCCCACCTGTGTTCAACTGCTGGTCAGAGACAGACAGTCCCCGTGAACCCCACCCAACAATTGGTTTTGACAGGGCACCCAGTTTAACATTGTCCCTTGAAGTGGTACCAACCTGTACCAAGGGCCGCAGTACTGCGAGGTTGAAAGCGTTCATGATGATTGTGGTTTCGAACTCATCAGGGACCAGGAAGTTTCCGTCAGCATCAGAAGTACCCGAAAGTGCCCTTAGCTCTTCCTCAGCGAAGTGGGTACGCCCGGTTTCGCCGACGCCGAATCGGATATACTTTTCATAGGCCTTTGATCTGAGTTCTTTTTCTGGTGTCAGTTCTTCGCCGCCTTCACCATCGGTTGTTTTCGCAGGGCGGTTTTTCTTTGTTTCTAAGCTTCTGAGTTCCTTTGTCAGCTCGCTAAGCTTGTCGTTAAGCGCTGTGACTTTGGACTCAGTTTCTGCCAGGGCTTCCCCGCCGCGCTTTTCCGCTTCCTGAATGGACTGATCATTGGCTTTCTTGAACTCTTCAAACGTTTTGCCAAGTTCGCCCTGTACCTGTTTGATTAACTCCTCTGTTGTCGCCATTTGTTACTCCTTTCCTCTGTTAATGTTTTTGCGTAAGTCCTTGACAAAACCGACAAGGCCAGCAAGTTGATTTGTTGGGGGTTCAGACAGGGCCAACAAGGCTTGTACTCGATCTTTTTCACCTGTGTTGAAATCACCCATGCGAAGCTCATCACACAATTGTTCAATGGCTGCTGAACGTGTCTGCTGATGAACTTTGTATAACTTTTCGTCTGCTTCTTTTAGCTTTGTTCTACCTTCACGATTGAGCAAGTCACCTTTAACCATGGTATCCACTTCATCCTGTGTGAGGGATGAATTTTTAACAAGGGCCTCTGTGTCCATGTTCCTTACTTCAGTACGGAGGGCGTTACGAGTGTTTTCAAGATTACCATCTGAACGTTCTTCAAAGAATCCGTAGTATTCCCTTATCCACTCCATATATTGACTGTGGAACTCTGCTATGGCAGTGTCAACCTGTGTTATAATAGTATCAGGCGCAACTTCACGCCCCTGAAAGTAGATATCATCAAGTGTGACCTCAAGGGAGTAAAGAAGCTGCCAGCCTCTACCATTAAGCTCCCTTATCCTTTGAGTTTCTGCAAAGTCTGTTGCCCTAACGCCTGTTATCTTGGCATCATCATTTGCCTGGAACACAACCGGGCCGCACTCAAATAAATCAATGTCCGTTATTTCTCTGACCCCTGCATTCCATCTGTCATCAATCGTGTTGAAACCAAATGAAAAGCAGTCCACATCACCATGTCTTACGTGCTCATAAGCATCACGGCCTGCCGTAGTGCCAAGGTTAAACTTGACAGTTGCACGGGGACCATAGTCGTCCTCCCTGACCTCTGTAATTTTTCCTGCGAGTTGGTCATGGTTGAATATCAGCCGGAGGCCTTCAGGGCCTTTTTCACGGAATGACCGTTCAAAAGAACCGCGTTTAAACATTGTCCTGTAGCTGTCGACGGTATCCCATTTTGTAAGGTACGCCGTTACAATGCCCTGCCCTTCACCGTCGGACTCCCTAACTTCAAGGATCTTGCCGCCTGAGAAATGTTCTCTTTTGTCTTCTTTCTTGCCCTCTGCCTTTGTCATGTTATTCTCCTTTAAGCATCACCTATGCTATACAATAAAGTACACCGTCAATTCATACGCTCGGCAGGGGGCAAGTTATTTGCAGCGGGATATTCCGCCCTTGTTCCGCCTACATTGAAAGTATCGTTAAGACTGATAGTAACCTGGTCAAGGTCTTGATGGGTCTCCCTGACATCACTTGCTGCTGTGATCCAGGTCTTTTCGTTTGCCCCGTTCAATGCCGCGCTTCTGAGTTGCCCCAGGTTGGCAGCATTAGCGCTTATTGTCCTTGCAAGACCTAAGGCTCTAACCTCACTCAGTATACCCGTGTCTATTATGGCTTGCTGGAGCGTGGATATATTGGCTCCCGATTCAAGGGCACTTCTTACCTGGTTTACAATCTTTTCAGCAGTAGTTGCATTGATATTGGCAACTTCATTAAGCAAGACCCTTTCTTCATCAAGGTAGTTTTCAATCTCTGCCGTTAACTCTTCAACGCTCTGTCGTGTCTCGACTTCAGTTTGTTGCCCGAACATTACGCCCGTTTGCACGTAAAATGTATTTAACCTGTCCATAAACAGGTCTACAGAGTTGTCGAGTACTGCACGTACGTCTGTATCAATGTTGTTGTTTAGAGCCTCAAATACAGCATCCTGTTGTGTTTGAAACAAGTCAGCTATAACGCCCTGGTTATCATTGGCGTTTTCCTCTATGGCGTCTCTTAGTGCTTCGCCTGATATACGAAACTCAATGGGTTTCGACTGTTGGCGCTTTTCGGTCTTGACACTATTTGACTCTCTTTCCTCTGTGGGCGTTGTAACGGTCTCTCTTGCTCGTCTCGGGTTTGGATCACCCCAACCTGGAAACTCCTCAAAACCCAATTCGAACACTCTGTTCAATTGATCGAAAGGTACACCCATGTCATACAATTGTTGGGCCACTTCCGTCCTGTCTAACATAGCTTCGCGTATGGCCTGGATATTGCTTATGTCATATGCAAACCTTTCACCCGGCCTCAACTCTTCTGCAAAGGCAAAATTCAAAGTGTCCCGCAAATCATCCAAAAGAAACAACATTGTCCCAAACCAAAAGGTTAACTCTGATGTTCTATAATTGTTGAAAGTAGCCGCTTCCATAACACCAGCATAAACAGGGGGTACACCAAAACAGATAAAGATCTCTTCTCTGTTAGAGCGCCTCGATTGAATGAAGTCCATTTCAGCAGGTGTTAATGCAACCCTTTGATAAGAGGCTTCATTACCCAGTACACCAAAGGACCGTTTCCCACCAAACTTTTCGTTTATCCTGTCTGACACAGCGTCGCTTTCTGACAAGCTTGAGAACTTACGTTTAAACATAAACACGCCATCAACAACGCCGCGATTCTGTGTGGTCCTCATGTTGAAGTTTCGTTGCTCGTTGTCAACGTCTACGGTTTTTGACAGGACTTCAAGAGGGCCAATACCAATGATAGGATTTGCAGGGTTTAAATATTTATGGTGTATGACCTCTTCAGGCTGGTATGTTATTTCAGGTCCACCACCAGGCCTTTTTTTATTGTCAAGGTTATACCCTTCAACCCACTTTTCCACGTCAGTTGTGGGTACAGGCCGGAGTCTATCAGGCGATACAGGCCACAACTCCTGCGTTAAGCCATTGCTATCAGCACGTTTGAGATAAGAGTTTCCAGAAAGCTCAAGCCAGGAGGTTATAAGCTCAAACAACTCCTGTTTAGACACAAAAGGATTGGGCCGGTTTATCAACGTTGTTAGTCTATGGTCAGGAAGTTTCGTACCCTCACCATCAACAATGCTCCATGCAACTGCGCCTGCTGCTTTACTCTTTAGAAAGATGGACCTATAAACCCAACTGTTTTCTTTGTAACCTTCCTTAACAGCTCGCCTGATACTCATTTCTGAGAAAACCGGATTCCGTGGGCGATCACGACTAATAACCATTGCGCTTGCAAGGTTACGGAATCCGGTAAAAGGGTTCAGTCTTTGGAACAAGTTCATACGACACCCTTAATGGTAGGCTGTGCGCCCATTGCAATGAGTATGTTTCTCCAGTAGCCTGGATGAACTACAGCCGGGTCAATGAGGCTCCAATGATCCTGACCTTCATTAGCCATGGCCTGGATGAGATGTGTTGACATTTCCTCAGAGCAAAATGTCTGTTCGGGGTTATCCTCACCTTTAAGAGCAAAGGCCTTAATGCCTGACCAGTCGTAGGGCTTCTTGTTGTCTGCTGATTCCCGGTATTTGCCCATAACATAGTCATAGACGTGGGGTTCCACCTTTAGACTCCACACCTGATAAGGTGTGCCCGTTGTGTGTCCAGGGCTAAAGGAATTGTAGTCCATCCAGCTTTTAAACCCTCCTTCATGAGGCCATTGCTCAATGAGTTGTTCATGTGACATGCGTTCACGATCCAGCACCGCTGAATGAGAATCATTGTCGCGTGTCCATTTTTTAATCAGCTTTGACATGGTGCTGATGCCTTGGAACTGTACATATTCGATATGGCGTTTAAGCATTGGGATTTCCTCCGGGTATATTAATATAGTTATCAGAAATCTGGAATAAAATCAATGTTTTATTGTTATTTTTCCTCATTAAAAAGCACGGCAAAAATGGACGCGGCCAGCATGGAAAATGCGGTCATGGCCTCCGATATTGGTATGGTCAATATAGCCTGCCATAACTCCGATACGTTGTAGCCCACGAACAAATCAGAGACCATGCCAAGGGCCGCAACTACTCCGCCGATACCTGCCGTTGTTGACATCTGTAGCTTATTCAAAAGCGTATCCTCCATTCTGCATTGCCAGGCAAGGCTGGGAAGTCACTCGCAGGCGGAGTGCGAAACTGCGTCAATGGATCATCGCCTTTAGATGCATCATTGTAATCCGTGCCAATAACCTGGAACAATACAGGATATTCAGATTGCAAGTAAACAGTGTCAAGGGACAATGTACCATCATGTGAATATACGCTTACACCGTTTGTTGGGTACAGGCATATCATACCAGCCTGAACAAACTGGCCCTTAGCCCTTGGCTGTTCTGCAACGGAAATGTACGTTAACACCAGCAGTGAAAATATAACCACGAATACTGTAATAGGGTTCATAAAACGTTTAATCATGTCTGCCTCCTTAGTCTAAATTAAGTTCCGCAGTTTGGGAAAACTTCCAGTTTCTAACCTGTATATCACTCCGGTCATAACCTGCCGGAAATGTTCCGAACCTTACATCGTAAAATAGCGTATCATTCACACTGCCCTGCCATTCAAAAGCTACCTTCAAAGTGTGTGAAAACTTAGGTGCTGAGCTACCTGTCTGACCATTCCTTGAAAAGACCAAACTCACAGTATGGGCAAATTCCTCCTTGTCATCACCATTGATTATGGGCATCAGAGTCACAGGGACAAATAGCATACCTGTACCCTCTGTACCGTTAAACAACACTTCAACAGACCCCACAAATGTATAATCCGCATTTGCCCTCATGTTGATAGAATCAGCCGGACTCCCAAATGCAAAAAACCTGCTGTTTATGTCCTCATTTTGTGAGCTGATTAAGTCAATAAACGACATGGGTAATGGGTCAGTGTTAGCCACACTGGCCTCTGATGCCGTAGTGTACAACGTGGTTGATGATGAGGATTTACTTACAGGCGACAGTATCCTGACGCCACTTGTTGTGCCATCATTGTAAAGCTCGAATACGCCAAAGTTACCAGGCAGTATATCAAATCCAAGAAAACCTTCGTCAAATGTTATGGGCTGGCCTATTGAGCCTGCCGTCACAGTGGTGTCATTTCCTCCGTTTGTAGAGTAGGCATGAATCCTATATACTCTTGATTCTCCTGGTTCAAGGTGGTTGGGGTGCTCAGGTATATAAAATGTGCCTATGCCAAGAGTGTCAATGTTTATAACCTCATGGCTCGGATTTGTGTACACCCCTGAACTGACATAGCTTGTTCTGTTATCCAGCAGGCCAACCGTATTGCGTGGACCACCCTTAACAGAAAACCAGTCCCCGGCATCGTCTTGCAAGGCAAGTTGAGAACCAAGTGTCTGAATGTCAGTATTGTAGCCTATGGACAACACACTTGACCCGCCAGTGTGCTCAGGGTCAAACCAATCGGAGTTTATAGTGGTCCATAAACTCGTCCTTGCGCTGTCTTTATACAGGTTAAAATTCACCTGTCTGAGGTCATTTGAGATAAACACAACATCAGCATAAACCGGAACATCAACAAAACCACCGGCTGTCTCGTCAGTAGTGCCATCAGTGACACCGGGATTAGTAATATGTATGGTTATGTTACTTCCTGTTGTACCAATGCTGTCAATAAGAAACACGCCATTATGAACACTGTTTGTGGCTCCATTTATCCTGACAGGATGATTTACTGTGAAACTTGGAGATATAAAGGCAGAGTGTAACGTGATCCTGACCTCATTACCTGATATCCATCCGATGCTCTGTATTGACAATACACTGTCAGGCGCGGCTATTTCAAAGTCAAATCCAGATGCGATGTTGCTGTTTATATAGGTCAATGCAGTTGGTATATTGGCTTCAATCTCTTCAACGGTGCCTCCTAACGAGGGTACGCTTGAATCCCAGGTTGTCCACCACTGAATCCAAGCAATATCATCCTGTACATTCCTATGCTGAAATCTCAGTGATATCGGATTGTTGGTGTGCCCTGTATCGTCTACAAGTATGTGGTCCCTGACAAGTCCACTTTCAATTGTCTGATTGTAATGTAACCTGACACTATTGTCTGCCGCTGTGGCGTCGGCTTCATCTCTATACCAGTCCGTATTCAGTGTAATTGTTTCAGTGTTTATATCGGAATTTTGACCCAGTGCTAAAACCTGCCATACTGCACCAGACGGCGCAGGAGAAACAACAAGGGTTTGGCCTGCGCTGAGGTCTATAGTTTGCCCTCCGCTGCTGAAAAATGTACCAACCTGAAAGGTCCTGATACGAAACACAGCATCATTAGGTGTGTCATTACGAAAAGCAAATACGTCGTTACGATCCAGGTATGACAAGTCAAGAGCATTTTGCAGACTTGGTAGGTACACAGAAAATGTGCCTGTGGAATCAGACAATACAAGGGTGCGGTTACGATAGGTGTTATATATGATCTGATTACCAACAAGGCTTAAAGGCGACGTTACGACAGGTATATCGGGATACCTTGAACCTGCTGCCATAAGAGGACCTGACACTACACGCAAATCAGTAGCGCTAAACACTCTTACAACTGTACCACCTGCAAGTATCACACCCGATTTCTGCACAGCCGTTGTGGATATCTCCGCGCCATTGGCATCAAGTATACCTGAGCGCAAAGACCTTATCATAATACTGCTATCAACGTTTGTTTCAATGCTTGAGATCTGGTCACTTGCTACAAGCCATAAGCCCGAATTGTCCCCGACACTTTCACCGGCTATTGTTCCAAGGTCAGCCAATGATGGTGTGTCCCTGGTGAGCACCACGGGATGGTCTCCACTTGCGCCACCCGTGCCTGTGGCCTCATTGTAATTGGATATCGGAGCAAGACTGCCGTTATCATGATAGTACACAGTAGTCGTACCGGCGTTTATCGTGTCCGTATTTCCACTTTCACTGCCACTGAATGTGGCAGCATGAGCGCTGAGATCAAACGTGATATTAGCCGTGTTATTGTTGGTAACGGCGAAGAATGTGTCGCTGCCAAAAGTGGCAGCGGCTCCGGCGGCAAATGTTGTTACTGTATTATCTGCCAGGAAGTGAACACCGTTGAAATCAACCTGTGTCCATGTTCCTGATACTACACCGGTCGGAACTCTTGTGCTTGTAAGGTATGCACCAGTAGAAGGCAGGTTCTTTATGGCCGATGCATCTAACCTGTCATCGCCTGTCTTGGCTTGAAGTTGCGTGATTATATTGTCAGCAGTTGTTATGTCACTCCTGGCAAGCTGTACCCTGTGAATAGTCAAGTTGGGTACAAAAGACATACCCACTGTACGGCCTAACATGCCTGAGCAATTGATAGTGACATAGAGTGTTGTGGCGTTATCAACAATAACAGGGTTTCCGCTCGTCCTGAGATTTAGTGTTGCAAGTCCTGTGGCATCAGTGGTCAAGTTCCCTGCAAACTCAAATATCTCCATGCCCGTATGGCTGTTAAGCCTTAAGGTAACATCAAATGTTACGGCTGTATCAGCTTGATTTGTTGCAACTGTTACGGTATGGATAAGTTCATCAGCAGTTGTCGTTGCTGTAAACTGCGCTGTGTTTGCAACATCAGTTCCTGCCGGATCATTCAACGGTACTGTATCTGCTGCTACAGTTCTGTAAACATAGGCATTTTCAAACCCTGTGCCTGTGTAATCCTGTGCAATAACTATGCTGGTATCACCGGTGTGATCATTCCTGACACCAAGTGCCATTACAGCAGTATTAACACCTGTCTGACCTACATATACAGTACCAGGTGGAAACCTGAAAGCCTTGGATGAGTTAACAACATCCGTCTCATCAGTCAGATAGCCCAGGATAGTTTTTTGTTCTGTGGTCGGTGCTGTAGCTTTAAGGTCTGTTATGTCTCCAAAAGCTTCATTGATTTTTGTTCGTGCTGAAAGCCCGGTTTCATTGGGCTGAATAGCGTCAATTGCGTAAGCATTTGAGCACAGCAAAAGTAAAAATGTTAGTGCAAGTAAAGCGCGTTTCATGGTGTGTCCCTCCAAGTCTCTGTATCAACCCATATGCCATCATCATTCCATCTACCTGTTTCAAGTATCCATGGACTCGGGCGGGGTGTAGGGGTTGAGCCTGAGTATTTTTGTTCTAAACCTGTTTCAAGGCTTTGCTCTAAGGTTATTTCTAATGCATTTTCAAGGCTCACACTACAACCTCCATTATAATGTCGGCAGTACCAGAAACCACCACAGACCGCAACGCAGTCACCTGTGAGGCAAAAGCCGACGTAGTTGTGGCAGTAACATCCCCTGCTGCCCAGTCGTGCCAATTGGCTGTGTCATTCTCTACAAGTTCATCAGGGCTGGTGGAAAACTGTACCTTTGCAGTACTCGTTGATGGCATCAGGGTAACAGTTATGCACTTGCCTGATGGCAAACTGAAAATCTGAACAGCATCAGACATGCCTGCTGCCGCCGTTGTTAACAACCTTAATGTCCCTCCGGGCTTGCCATCTCTACGTCTGTTTAACGCTACAACTGCCATAACACTCTCCTTACTTAATTATTTTTAATTATCGTACACTTATCTAATGTTAATATGCTCAATCAAATCAGTAACATATTGATTCAGACTTTTCCAATGTAAACATACGCATGTGGCACTAACCTTTGTTAAACGCTAAATTTACCCCCTTAAACGGGATTTGTTATAATATAGCCATGACTTAGCTTTAATCACGACTGGCATGTCAATTGCATCTGCCCTCTTTGATTGAGCTAATATGTATTTCTTGGCGTTCCAAAAGAAGCGTTAACTTTTCTTGTGTTGTTGCTACGGTCATTGTTAGTTGCACAAGTTCACGCTGAGTTTGTATAACTTCCTTTGGCATATACCATAATGGTCGCCCGTCCTCATCACGTATTTCATGCATGGCTTTTAATTCTCTCACCACACCATATGTACGCTTAGTAAGTTCAACAGGTTCGTCAAACCTATTTACGCCTGCCTCAATTGAGCGGAGTATTACATTACTTTGTTCCTGGTTTGCTTTAATAACTTTCTCAGTGTGCGCTATGTGTGAGTCAAGTACCTTCTGTGTCTGGTTCTTTGACCACGCTTGGTACAAGAATTGCAGTATCAAAAACAACACCGTTATTATGAGCAATACGTGTTGCGCGTCCATCATGACACTAAGATTTCCTCTTCAATGACTGGGTGGTAACACATCATAATGGCATCACCATCATTAGGGGACGACATGCCGTCGGGAGTCTTATTTATAAGTAGCTTTTTAACACCGTCATGACTGTATGTGGGTTGTGACAACTGTGCTGTGATTTCGTGCAATCTATCAAGTTCAGATGATATGCTGATAAGTTCGTCGTATGGATACTTGACTCCCTTCACTACTGCCTTATAAGTCTTTTCAAAACGTCTTCTTAACATCCACCAACCTTGTGCTTTAAGGTTGGCATAGAATTCTTTATTAGTAGGCGAAGAATCATCATCAGGTATAACGTAGTCGTAGGGGTCTGATGGGTCATTCGCAGCATTCCATGCAACAACGCTAAGCCCTGAAGACTCTTTTAGCACGCCTTCTTTTTTGAGTCTGTTAGCTTCGGCTTTGATACCAGACCCTACGCCTATAGAATCGTACTGTAGTTCTGTTGCTCCAAGCTCTTGAGCTTCTGATATAGCAATCCTTGCGGTTTCTCCAGTGTCCTCTGCTACTTCTGACCATGTAGAACAATGGCGCAGTATAACCCCTTTACGGTTGGCATGGGAATTCATGTCCAAGCCGCCATCTGCAACGTCAAGCCCTGATATGCTTATATCGTCTTCACAATCGAAACCTATCGCTTTATGAGCATCTATCGCGGCCTTAACCCATATTTGTGGTATGACAATACCTAATGATGTGGCTGAGTAGTCCCTGTCAACCTCACGTGCGAACACGTGCAATATACCTTCGTTCTTAGACTTTTGTCTTTTCTCATCGTACCACTTTTGGTCCTTACCAGGGTGGTCACGCCAATCAAATATGAAAATGTTAGTGGCGTCTTTAACAAGGTCTTTGTCTTTGCTCCAGACAACACCCGATTGTTTCTTTCTGTGAAACACTCCCCCTATTGTATTGACTGAGGATATATCGATCTGGACATCAGTGTTTGCTAACAGTGCGGCCTCTATTGACTCTGCGTGTTCGTAGTGTGCTGACTCATCCTTAAAGTATATGGACGTACGGCCCCCACGCCCAATGTTTTTACCTGCTTCACCTATGATTGTTGACCCTGTTTCAGGGTTGATTATCTTCATGTAAAAAGAGTGCTTGTCTGAGTCCCACCCTTTGGGCAAGAACCAATAGGGCAGGTACTTGATACCTATCCTGAGCTTTTCAAAGAGCGATCCAGGATCGCCTAATGTATCAACGGTCTTTGCTTTCTTGCTGCCCCATCCCACACTTGAGCCAGGAACAAATGCCCACAGGTATATTGAGAGCCATGCTGAAAGCCATGTAGCGCCTACATCCCTTGACTTTTCACACAGGCCATTTGCGCCTTTATATAATGCGGCCATTACAAAGGTTATGAAATCCTTTTGCCTGTCAAACAGCATAAAGGGCATTAAAGTGGGTGCTTGTTTCATAGCGTTTCTTGGTTCATAGATAACACCGAAATCGCATATGAATTGAATGGGACGTTCAGCGTAGTAGGCTTTTGCGCTTGCTTGTAGTTCTCTGCTATTGCGTAGCCTTTTAAATATGGTCTCTCTACGTTGCCATTCCTTTGTGAAATCAGGAGGCCATTTAACCTTGGTTGTCTGCATCTTCATTCACTCCATTAATGAACTCTGCAAACGCATTGCCTGATTCTTTGCCTGACATTTCTTCTGTGATGACTTCTGACTCTTCGTCATTTCCAGTGAGATCAAGAGGTTGTCCGTACTGTGCAGGCAGTACTTTTTCAAGGAGGGCTATGGCAGCTCTCCAGCTGTCTTTATGCTTGCCCTGGATGTGGTCTTCTATGGCCTCAAGATTGGTGCGCTTGAATGTTGCTATGGCGGATACCTCCCGCTTTGCAAGTTCAACAAATCTTTCAAGGCTAAGGCCCTCACCCTGTAGCATCATTGACATTAGCGTACCGGATATCTCTTCCATCTGTGCTGCTTCTGATACTTGCAAACCAATACTCCTGCGGTGCCCATACACGTCAAGGAAATAGTCATTTAGTTTTTCGTCGTTGTGAGATTTATCGGGGTCAAAGAGCGGGAAAAGCGCGCGGACTTCAGCATTAAGCTCGTCCGCGCGCTCCCCCTCAGCAGACAAGGGAGACTCAGACGCAAGATAAATCAGCCTATCCAATTTTTCACGTAGAGCATCCATGCATACAGTTTACACCATTAAATCAGGCTTTGCAATAGTTTATCGTTGACATGTGGTATAAATTGTGCAGTGTGGCTATAAAATAGTTACATAATAGTCACATTCTGAAAATATTCGATTTAAGAGCCGATGTTCTAATGCTGCCCCTAATACTCAGGTCCTCTGAAAATTAAAATTTGGGCTATTTAACGGTTCTTAAAAATGGAAATTTTAATGGGACTGCCACAAATGGATACTTGACATGTGTTATTGGTTGGCCTATATCTGTAACAGATACTATTTATAAGGAGTAACCAATGCCCGGACATGCCCAATTGGCACAAGAAGCTATTGATAGCTACAATGCAGCCACAGACAATATTATGAACAAAATCAAATAAATACTTGACATCACGTAACCTATGATATAGGTTATAAATATCAGGCCGGGAATCACCCGGTGATATTAACAGCCAGACAAAGGAGAGACAAATGGCAAGTAAGAAAAAAGCAGTAGCAGAGGAAACACTGGAGCTTTCCCCGGAAGAAATCGCGGCCAATGAAGCCAAGTCAGAAGCCGACGCCAAGCGTAAAGAAGCGGCCAAAAAATCCCGCGCAGAGATCAGCGCGGCAAAGAACACCATTGCCAAGTTTATTGCATCAGAATCCCCCGAATACAAGGCCCTGCCCGAGGATGTCCAGACGGCAATGAAACGCCTTGGCGTTATTACCAGGTCCGGCGGCACCAATACCATGAACGGTGAACTTGCTGAAATCTTCCCTGAAGACGGTGCCACCATTACGGAAATGGACCTGTTCATGCTGAAGAAATGGGGACGTTCCGAGACACGGCGTAAAGTCGGCTATGCCCTTAAAAACTGTGAAAAAACTGAACGTCTGTGGATCGACTTTGATGTTGAAACCGAAACGTGGACAAGGGTCGGCTCCGGCGCTGTTGCACCGGCAGCCTGGAAAGGCTACGATCCCGACGAAGCTGCCCGCAAGGCCGCTGAAAAGAAGTCTTCCTGAACGACTGTCCGGAAGGTTTGACCAGCCTTCCCGGCGCGTCACCCGGCCCTATGCCGGGTGCTTGACTGCCGGACGCCCCATGCGCAGGTTGGGAGCGATCACCCGATAACTTGCAGGCTCCGGCACTTAAACCCCCTGGTGGATGCGCTCCCACCAGGGGGTTCTTTATTTAGGGCACAGCAGACAACGATAACGTTTATATCAAAGGTGTTGTAGCCTCTGTGTCATATGACCTGTATGGTTGTGTTCAAGTTCTTATTACTCCGCCTGCTTCAAATGACAAACTGCATGACAACTTTTGGTTTGACATCAACCGTGTCGATTTCGGTGCTGTGAATGAACGTGTATTGCCTTTGCCTAAATTCGCTGTGAAGTTTAAGGATAATTCAGGTCCTGCTGATAAGCCTTCGCAATAGCTATTGACAGATGTAACAGTTTGAGGTATACAGTTTGTGTATGCCTCAAACTATCTTTAATAAAGGAGTGTTTATGAGTACCGCAGCAAGTCATAAAAACAAACTGCTTATAAGTATTATTCAGTTTAGGGTTAAGCTTGTCCATATAATGAGGGACTCCTATGCCTTAACATCAAATGATTATGATAGCTGTATTTCGTTTATTCAGGATATGGTCATGGAGAAAGTATTTGATTACACCACGGAGTTTACCGTTTTACATGCTATAGCATCACTTAAACAGTGTAATGATTTAAATGTCTCGGACTATTTAAAGAAAGTAGAAATCCTTCTGTCAACCCTGGAAGATAAAGGAGAATAACATGGCAGACTTTGAACCGTGCTTTAACTTACTCATGGAACTTGAAGGTGGGTATAAGCTCGTTGATGACCCCACAGACAAAGGAGGTCTTACCTATGCTGGTATATCCATGAAAGCTTTCCCTGAATGGGAGGGATGGGAGTATGTCGTAGGTCCTGGAGATAATACCCTTGCCAATGATCATGTCAAGGCTCTTTACCGTACAGAATTCTGGAACAGAATAAAAGGCGACGACATTAATTACCAGGACTTAGCCAGCTTGCTCTTCACCAGTGTTGTCAACATGGGTGTATCATGGCCTGTAAAAAGTCTACAAAAAGAGATTGGAGTTAAAGTTGATGGTTCCATTGGTCCTAAAAGCATAGAGGCTATAAACGCTCTTGAAACTAACGAAGCATGTGACTTGTATTATTACTTTGCATTTGCTTTGATAAAACGCTACAACACTCTATGCATGAAAGATTCCCGTGCCCGTCTTGACAAGCTCTACAGCAATAGGCGCTTCCTTTCAGGCTGGATTATGCGCTTCCTTTCAGGTGGCAAAAACTTTTGAATAGTTAACACTAATCTAACGTTAGTATCGTTAGTAAAATCAACAACATATCGGTTCAGCTTTTCTGAGTGTTACCGTACCGACAAAGGCCTAAACTCTCTTAAAACGAAAGTTTAGGCCTTTGTCGTTGATGTGATGTTATGTAGCCATGTTTTAGCTCTGTGCTTGTTGGCACGGTTGTTGCTTAACATTAGTTAAATGTATGGAGAAAACAATGACTTAACTATAGAATACCCGAATGTGAAAACACTTCCTGTCCTCATCATCTGTATGGATATCACCAGGCTTGCTACATGACATCATGGGCAAATGATCCAAGGAAGTGCAAAAACTACACGACGATACCGGAACAGTCACAGCGACATGGACTGAGGTTGATGGTGAAAAGACACAGACCATGAACTAATAAGACAAGAATCAGATCAAGCATCCCAACCTTTTTATAACCCTCCCTCAATGTGAGCCTGGTGTAAGATCTAGGCTCACATTCTTTAAATCCTCCAAGATCTAATCAAAAGTTACATGATGTGTCATAATGACCCAAAAATGAATGCCCGTTCATTGGTTATATATCCCCAATCGTGGAAAGCCCTGGCACAAGCGGATCTTGGCGATTTTATGAATGGTCGTTCAGTCGGCACACTTCTTGCTTGATGGGGTACTGCCACAATGTGGTATGAAATGTTACGAACGTGGTACCAAATGACCGTTACAAAATCTCTATTTTCAAAACCGTTATGCCACAAGTTACTGATATAGTTAGTTATACTCACGCACATGTATATTTTAACGTAAGTCATTGATATTACAAGTTATATTGGGTTGTTCGTGCCTATGTGCTTGAATTTACTCAATGTTCATACAACCTATTGATATAACTAACGATCCAGACAAAAGTGCCAAAACTTTTTTCGTGTCCTCAGCGCAAGCGCGTGAAACATGCATGGATAAAGGGCCGGGACAAAATGCCGGACATGACACGGCCCAGAAAAAGCGCGAAAAATCGCTGAAATCTGATATATCAGACATCAGTTCGGATCGCCAATTATATCAGTAACTTACGACCAAAATAACAGTGTTCACCTCTGTAAACGTTGTATATTAATAAACACTTGCTAATCTAAAAAATACTTTTCTCTCAGAATCGTGTCATGTCCGGAACTTTGTCCCGCGCCTACAGCCTCAAGGGTTTCCGGCGTGACACAAATGACATAAACATTGTTACCTGTCCCCTAACACTGTTAATCTCAATAATATCATGGACTTAAAAATATATACAATGATCTCGGTAACATGCGCGGCGGAACAGCAGATTACCTTGTAATATCAACAACTTGAAAACAAAAACCCAAAAGTGTAAACAATATATAACAATATCAGGCCCTTATTAAAAAAGTGTAGAATATTCTACAAAAACGTAACAGGGGTAGCACTAAGCCAATGTTACATGAAATTTACACTTTTTAACATCTTTACTATTGACAGGCCTCCTATGAAACATTTTCCACGCCAAAGTCCACATCATGGAACACCCTGAACAAGCGTTCGGAAAACACTCAGCCTTGCCCATTGGTTATTCCAATCATATCAAGCACTTACAAGCACCACGGCCTGAAACCCTTGTCAATAGGGCATCTTAGCCTCTGATATATCAGTGATCCCCAAAATATTAAAAATAGTAATAAAAACCTTGACAGGCCTTCCAGGCCTTGGTATCTTGATCATGTACAGCAATTAAGGTCAACCACAACAAAGGAGCGCACATGGAAACATTTGAGGGAAGAAGATGCTGCATTTGTGGGGCAGCAATATCAGATGACAACCCCGATGGAATAGGCTTTTCTTGTCGAAAGGTTTATAGAAAAGCCCTATGGAAAGTTTTTATTTGTGATGATGATAGACGCAACGCCTATTATGGTGCCATGACAGCACCAATGATGGAATTGTTTATTAAGTGCTATAAGGCTGTCAAATTTCGTTCAGAGTTTAGAAAAAGGTTTTACTCATCTGTAGTCAAGCAATACTCCACAAGAGGCTTTGTGTCTAAAAAACAGGCAGATATAATACGAAGTTTGCTGAGTGAAAAAGGTTTCGATTGGTGCAAACCTCTGCCCGAATATGTTAAGGCTAAAAAAGTCCAATCAGACTTGTATACAAGTTGGACACCATCTAAAGCAGAAGCTAAGCATATCACCAATCTTGCCAACAAACTGAGGCACGCTTAAGGTCAACCACGACACAGGAGCGCACAATGAGAACAGACAACAACAAAAAGGCCCAATGTCTTTATTCTACATGTGTAGGAAATGCTGTTTTAGCTATAGTTACAGCACCCTTGCAAAATATAGAATCATTCAAGGTCGTTATATTTATAAATGAAGGCAGTCTACATATACCCTGTAAGAACTTACATTCTGCACATGATATTATTCATGTTATTAAAAGCACTTGCAAGCACTTTTCCATAGACCCCACAACTATCTCAAGCCTGTCAGACCTACCAACAGTTACTTGTCAAAAGTCTTTGATGAGGTTTTGTAAGGTCATTACATTGGCAATACCCCGGGGTTTAAAGTTTGTAATAACTACGTCAATATATAAGAACGTAGATGAACTTATAAAGACCATGTATGAAGCTGACATTGAAAAGAGTGGGAGCGCACAATGAGAACAAGAGTAATTGAGACAAAAGCCAGGATCAAAGAAGACTTAAAACGTTCTTATGGTACATACACCGCCGGGTCAAACTTCCCTATCAAGGAACTCTTTCCGAACAAGGTAACACTTGATTTAAACGGGGAGCTTTTCGACATCCCAATGGACAAGGTGGAATTGTTTGAGGACTCATATGCAATAGAAACCTTAGACTAAGGAGCGCACATAATGAAACTTGCCAAAGAAGAATCATACGAAATGGTCATAAGGCATACAAAACCGTGTAAAACAGTAGGTTTTGTTGAATACAGGCAAACACTGACTGACTATGTAACAGTCTACGCCGTGTACCATGAATGTAAAGTGTACATAGAAGCCTTTAAATGCTATTATCATGAGCTTAAAAGGCGTTTAGAATATTTTAAGTACAACTGCATTAAACATACACGTATAGTACAGTGCCTAATCGCAGGTTCCGAAAGAAAAGCTGAAAGAGAAGTTATAGCACAGGTTGACACTATTTTGCGCAGCCCTGGTTTAAGACGTTATAAAAATGTACATTTATTGAATACAACTATAAGCATGTGGCTTGATCGCACGACCGCATTTTACCCTTTACCAAGTTCGACATACTTATGCCCTCTTTGTATTGCAAGCAACTACTGCAATCGTTGCATAATATATAAGGTAACAGGCGACACATGTGGAGAGACCCCGTGCAGACGTTATGCAGCATCACACCACATAGCCTCAGACACTGCATTTTATCATTTACCAGAATCAAAACACCCCTACCAAATATTCAGTGAAGCCCGGAAACACGCAGTTGATGAAGTACAATTCTTGATCAACATAAGAAACAAGGTCATTAAAACCCTTTAAAGGAGCACATTATGAGTGATTATATTGTAAGAGACTTAGCTTTTCTCGATTTCGCCGATGCAGAAGAAAGTGTGAATAGCGGCTATGTACGGTTCACTATTACAGACCTTTCAACACTGACAGTAAAACAGTCCATTCATAAGTTATTCAAACCCTTAAATGAGTCAATCAAGGTCTGGAAACGTTACTCAATTGCTACCTGGCCTAAGTTCCATAAATCAGAAGACTGCCCCCTCTGTGTGTATTTCACCAACAAAGTCACTGGGCATATAAATTGCCCAAACTGCCCTATTGCCAAGTTTACCGATATGGGCGGTTGTGAATTCACCCCGTATTCCAATTACATCCACACTCTAAGGATAGGTTATAAAAGTATAAACACTATGGTCTATGAGCCTCATCTTGACGATGTAGATCCCAATATACACAATGATATCATGCCCATAACAAAGGAACACTTGAAAGGCCTTGACAGCTACAAATTCTTCCCTCTTTTCACCCAATGCCGAAAAGAAGCCCTTGAAATGCTTGAATTGTTGCTTGAGATCCGGCGTAGGTTAATCAAAATTTATTACGGAATAGGAGCCTGATATGCCTCCACTTGACCATATGGAAACAGCTTTAAGAATAGCCTTTACTACAGACATAAGGGCTAACAAAAGCTATACCCCGACGCCTAATACAATGATTGCCCTTAACAAAAGTATAAAGACTTGGATAAAAAGAAGCACAGCCACATATCCAGAACAGGCAGGCATGGATTCATGCCCATTATGCCACCTATTTCACCCTTCATATGTAGGCGAACGTTTTAAAACTATAGTCCGTAGAGAGTTCTATTGCCGCTTTTGTCCCATAAAAGAATATACAGGTAAACGTACATGTAGAGATACACCTTATACCAGTTACAACGATGAACTACGTCAAATTTTACGTGTTAAACTGTTCCCATTAGGCTCCGCCCACGTGGAATACAACACAATTAGACAAATAGCTTTGCTTGAAGTAAAGTTCCTACTCGATGTCAGGCGCTGGTGCATCAAACAAATATACAAAGGAGACTACTAATGATAATGGACGGTATAATGAAAGTTATAGGTCTACTGGGTATATAGGGTTTGTCAGCCTGCGTTATGTACTCAATTTACCTTGACATGCTGCTTGATGGCAAGGTAGAAGGGTACAAATCCTTTTCAGACTTTGTATTATACGGCACCATACCGATGATCATAACAGGCCTTTTAATGGGCATAGGGGGTTAAATGTTTACTGACCCTTTCAAAAACTGTAACCTGGCCTATACAACTCGTACAAACGCACCTAACGGAACTTGCATTTCAATCACAAACACCATGCCTGGCATTATGGTTGCCGCTAAAATCATACCTGAGAAAGACCAGATTGAGATAAAAACATTCCTTGTTGAAGACATGGTACGTGACGATTGGGAAAAGCTGTCGATGGATCACAAGGTTGTGAGATTCGGCGTCCAGGATAAGAAATTTTACATAGATGCATTCGGCTTGATAACAGAATATGATGCTGAACTTAAATATTAAAGGAGCGCAAAATGATCATTGATTACCCTACTAAGAAGTTTACTCAGCAGCAGTTGAAAAACCTTGCAGACGACATTGAGAACGACTTGGAAGGTGCCGCGCCGTTTGATCATAGCCCATTGACTAAATGTGCAGGTGTTAAAGGGCTGTCTTGCCAGGGCCTTAACGGCCATGCATTCATTTGTGTAAACCGTCCTACAGTCGAATGTGGCGTTTGCTACAGGCACTGGGACATTAAACCAGTCAAGAAAGACACGCCAAAGGGCGTACTTAAAAAGGTTATGATATCTATTTGGGGTACAATAGCTGACACATACAGCAACCTTGACACCCTTGATATATCTGTTCCTAAGCTTATACGGTTGTCAATGGATATACAACGCCGGGCATGTGAGCTTCACGGATATGGGGGTTTATTCGGTCTTGACTTCAAAAATCCGGCATGCCATTATGCCGATAACGATTGCCGGAAATGCCCAGTCAGATGGAATAGCAATGATTTCGATCACTCAAAACTCGGCAAAAGGACCATGCAATGTACCTTGTTTTCCAGCTTTTATAGCGAGTGGTTGACTTACCCTTGCGCAGATTTGGCTTTGCTTGTGCTAAAGTATATCAACTCAACATGGTCTAAACCCAGGAAAGGGGTTGACAATGGATAACATCAGATACAACCGCATATGTAATCAGCTTGCCATTAACATGATACATGATCCCGATTACTTGCCATTTGATTCTTGTATGGATATCCTCATGGAAGATTCTATATGCATTGCGCATATTACTAAGCATACGTCACATTTGTACCCTTGCCGTGCTTGTGAAACTTTTGAGTCAACAGACTGGTATACAGAAGACAAGTTGCAAATGGCACGATTTGAAATGAACATTCGTGGAAAATGGGCCTTTTGGACAGCTGTATATGGCCGGTTTGAAGAACACTTGAACTTATCTCAACAGCTTGATATGTTCGAATTCGACGCCAGAGACTTGGAAGAACGTGTAGAAGCCTTATACACCCCTACTGAAACAGACGGAGAAGACAATGACCCTGAATAGACGTTACAATCCTGACGCCATGAAATCTCTTGCAGAGTCATGTTACAAGGCCAACAGGGAGTTATCAAAAGCCAAAATGCGTGTTAAACTGTCTGCAATGTTGCAGGGTAAAGAATGGGCAGATGGCGAGACTATCGGTACAATATTCAAAAAGAAGGAGATTAAACAAAATGACTGAGCATATATTTTTAGCTGGCACAAGGGTTTGTAAAGTTTGTGGCGGCAGTGGAGATCAGTTAACAGATCAATGTTGCGGATATGAACTTGACGACGCAACTCTTTACGCCATTTCTAATGGTGGCCTGGAATTCACCTGCGGGGAGTGGCATGTTGCGCCTAAACCAATTGTAAACCATGCGTTAAAGCGCATGGAATGGTTTAGAACAATACAAAACTGGCATAAGAACTCTTTACCAGCTCTTACACCGGGTGAAATTGAAAGGCTTGCAATACTTGCGGAAGAAAGTTCTGAGGTCATAAAAACCATATGCAAGGTACTAAGGTTCGGCTATGAAAATCACAATCCAAATGACGAAACACCTATCACCAACCGCACTGATTTGGCCTTTGAAATAGGCCATTTTGAAAGCGCTGTTTCTATGTTGGTTGGTCTTGATATAGATGAAGGCCTGATTGACAGTTCGCAACAACTCAAGGACTCGTCAAGAGCGGGTTACTTGTTTAACCAGCATGATCAACGACAGGACTTGATACAGTACTATGCCCGGATGTTTGCAACAGACCCCTTTGAATTTGATGATGAGATACCTTTTTAAGGAGTGGCCTATGTTTGACTTTATTAAAACAATGTTTGAGCCTATGGAGCCATTAAATAACCTTGTTGAACGTAAGCCCTTACCGGCAGTGATTGACAAACAAAGGTTTTGGGTATGCCCCGATTGTGATACAACCCTTGATGATAGGGACTACCAATTAGGTCATCAGACCCACTGTATAAAGTGTCAAACGCCCCTTTGGTTGTATAATGTTGAATACAGAGACGATCAGGGCAATAAACTACCATCAAAATCTAAGAGAAGGAGCGCAAAATGAGACTTACAACGACTAAACTGATAGCCCTTATGGAAAAAGAAGGCGTAAAACTTCCTGAGTATGGGACCGGAAGGAACCGCAGGATAGTAGCAAGGGACCTTGAATATGCCCTTGGTACGCATTATACTCCCACAAGGGAGTATAACGAACACCAGCTCAAACACCTTGAACTGATACGTAAATATCCCCCAATGAAGGCCTTTCAGTACGACAAATTACGGCCCGAACAGCAACAGGAAATGTGGGAAGATAACAACGGATGGATTGCAGAAGAGAAATACAACGGTTGGCGCATGCGTTTGACCTACATCAATGACGGAAAAAAGCACAGCTTCATGGCCTGGGGCGGAAACCTGTCCACAACTGACTTTTTGCCCAAAGATTATACAGAGCATATCATGCTCAAAGCAGGATCTATTTTGCCTATTGACATACCCCTGTCTGAATTTGAACCAAGGTCACAAAGCAGTGTCAACTTTATCGTGGACTGTGAGGTCATTTGCAAGGCCAGCGTTGAGGGCCTTGATGGCCGTATGTCATCCAATACACTTGAAGCCGTCCAAAACATTATTGGTTCAAGCGTTAACAGGGCACGGGAATTGCAGATACCAGGGAATGTCAGGATTGAGTTTTACTGCTTTGATACTATTGTAGAAAACTCAAAGCTTTACCACAGAACGAGAAAATCTGATACTGCCTATGCCGTTGAAAACATCCTTGTGCATAACCAATTTAACACCTCACATATGGTTACATCAGGAAAGAAACGATTTTGTAACCAGTTGTGGAAAGCAGGTTGTGAAGGTATCATACTCAAGAACTCTGAAGGGTTGTACGTACCTGGTGCCAGGCATCGTGATAATCAGGTTAAGGTCAAACGGCGTATGTCTGGCGACGTAGGCGACGATATCGACGCTTTTATCACAGGCTACATTGACACACCTGAGTGGAGCAAAGAGGGCCTTATAGGCGGCATAGAACTTGCAGTAAACACCAACATATCAGAAAAACCTCACCACATTGCAACAGTTACAAGTATGCCTCTTGACATGCGCAACCGTTTAACATATGACAAAGAAGCTTACCTTGGAAAGGTGCTCATTGTTGATGGGCAGGAGTTGTCCGGCAAAAACAGACGCCTGATGCATGCAAGGGTCAACTGGGACCTCGGTTTCAGGTCTGATAAGAACGAGTCAGACTGCTACATGGAGTTTGAAGACATTACAAACGTCAAGTTTTAAGGGGATAAGACTATGAAACTTCATAAGTATTACACATTTAATTCATTCGCAATAAGTGTTATAAAATCCGGTTGGGGAGGGCATTATCATATCATAGAGGAAGATACAGGAATGGGCGATGGTTACTTTAAGCATAGGTTTATTGCAGAGGCAGAGTTTAAGGCGCGCTACCCTGAAATTTACAAAGATTTCAAAACCTCTGTTGAAGGTGGGGTTTTACCAAAAGAACATACGCCAATTAAACATGAAAATTGCGCTGAATTCTACTGCCCAATATGCGACAGCGGGTTGTTTGTATGTAAAGACTGTGGACTTATAGAAGGTTCTTTGACAACCCATTGCCCAGGTGAACAGGGTTACACAACCCATGGAAAAAGGGTATACGCTGGTGAAATTGATTTTATTGACGGTGAGTGGAAAAACCAATGCTCTCCACACTCGCCTGTGTACATTAAAAAGTTAATGAACGATTAGGAGGCAACAATGACACGTGAAGCATTCATAGGCCACAGGTTCAACCGCTCATCAATAGGCGTCATAGCCCAGGCAAACAGCATCATAAACGAATATCAAGGCTACAATATAACACTGACTTTACGGCAGTTATATTATCAGTTCGTTGCCCGTGATTTGATCGAAAACAATATGCGCAGTTACAAACGTTTGGGCAGCATTTTATCAAAAGCACGTTTGGCCGGTATGGTAGATTGGACAGCCATAGAGGACACCGTAAGACAGGTACATGCTGTGAGGCACTATGATAATCCAGGTGAGGCTATTTTTGATGCCATGCAAGGGTTTTACATGTCCATGTGGCAAACCCAGGAGCAACGTGTTGAAGTGTGGATAGAAAAAGATGCCTTAATGAGCGTTATTAGTAGCCCTTGCTTAAAGCTTGATGTACCCTACTTGGCTTGCAAGGGTTACAACAGTCAGTCCGCCATGTGGAAGGCAAAAGAGCGTTTTAAACACTATAAAAAGACACGTGGTCAAGACACAATTTTGATCTACCTTGGAGACCATGACCCATCAGGCGTTGACATGACCAGGGACATTGAGGACCGGCAACACCTGTTCGGCAACTATTGCAAGGTGGAGCGTATAGCATTAAACATGGATCAAGTACAGGCTTTTAACCCTCCCCCTGCCCCTGCCAAGATTACCGACACGCGGTCATGGATGTATATCAAAAAATTCGGAAATGACTCTTGGGAACTCGATGCCCTTGACCCAATGAAAATGAGAAATATCGTTGAACACCATATAGAAAAGTACATTGATTGGGACAAATGGCATGAAAGAGAAGCCCTTGAAACTGAATACAGGGGCATACTAAGACATGTGCATAAAAACTGGCACACAATTGAAAAGGATTAATGTATGAGCAACAAACAAGACAACCTTATGTCAGTGTATGACTTTGCACGTATGACAGGCAAAGCACCTAACCACATTTATGCCCAAATTCACAACGGGAAAATAACAGGTGCTGAAAAGGTGAATGGTAAATGGAAAGTGCCGGAATCAGCAAAGCTGTTATATCCTGATCCTGATGTCCTTAAGCGTCATGATACAATGTATGCCAGGTTGCAGGACATTGAAAAGGGTATGGATAAAATATGTGGCAAGTTAGAGGACATATTGGACTTAATAAACCCCCATGAGGTGAACAGATGAGTGCCCCTTATTATGTGCCAAAAACAAAGCCCTACACGCATCAGCAAGAGGCCTACGACAAGCTTAAAGATGCGCAGTACTTTGCACTTTTGGAAGACATGGGTTTAGGAAAGTCTAAGACTGCAATTGATATCATAGGCTATAAAAACCTGTTGTTTGGCCTTAATAGAGTTGTAGTCATAACCCTTAACGCTGTGCATCCCCAATGGGTAGATGAGCAATTCCCTGCCCATTATCCTTTGCCATGGGTGGGATTCTCTTACTTTGCAAAGAATAAAAAGAAGAGCTACATAAGGGACCTTGACCTATTCATGATGCGGGCTAAAACTGAACCCTCTACAATGGTTTTTACAATCAATATAGAGTCCTTTGCAAGGGACGCAGGTTCCGAACTTGTGCACAGGTTTTGCAACGGCAATCCTGAGAAACTTATGATCATAGTCGATGAGGCCAGCCGAATCAAAAACCCTGGAACAAAAACTGTCAGAAACCTTTTCAAGCTTAGAAGACAGCTTAGCTCCTGCTGTCGGTGTATAATCACAGGCACACCGGCAGCAAAGAGGCCAGCCGACTTGTGGTCTTTGTATGAGTTCCTTAACAAGGGTTATATGAAATGTACATATACTGCATTTCAAAAAGAGCACACTGTAATGGTCAAGAAGACATTTGAGCGCAAAGGGCGTCTTGTATCAAGACTTGATGTCATAGACCCCGTATACCATAAAAAGGTCCAGACTGCGATAAAAAACGCCTGTGAGAATGGGCAGATTGATACATACAGGGCAGCGGCCATACGTGACCAATACGGTTTAAGCGCTGAGGATTTCCATTTGATTGCAAGCTCTGACGAACTTATCGCCCACAAGAATCTTAGACGCTTGCAGGAAAAGATAGCACCTGTGACCTTTTCTGCAAGCAAAGAAGACTGCTTAGACCTTCCTGAAAAAATCTATGAAACAATCACATTGCCCCTTAATCCTGAGCAAAAACGCCTTATAAAGGACCTTAAAAAATACTCTATGACAACCTTTGACGAGCACGAACTGACTATAGAGGTTAGGGCCTTGTTAAGTATGAGAGTCTTGCAGATCTGCGGCGGATTTGTTGCACATCACACTGACATAGAAGGCAAGTTCGAACCAACAAAAATCAAGGGTACAAACTACAAGTTACAACACCTTGTAGAAAGTGTGCCAGAAGTCGGTAACCAACAATTTATCGTTTGGGCTGTGTTTAGGCCAGAAATAGAGTTGCTTTATGAGGAACTGTCAAAGGTCACAACTTGTAAGGCTCTTTATGGTGTCAACTCTACAGACCCTGAATCTGACAATGACAAGGTTAAACAGTTCAAGGCCGGTGAATTTCAATGCCTTGTAAGTAACCCCACTGTAGGCGGTTACGGGCTTAATTTACAGGGTGCTTTGCTGCAATACTGGTATTCAAGAAACTACAGAACAGAGGCAAGATTACAGGCTGAAGACCGTTCCCACAGGATAGGTACAGCCAGTAACCCAGTATATAAGGACTTATTATGTGATATACCAACTGAAAGGAGGGTTTTAGACGTACTCAGACAAGGGAAAGACTTAAACAGTTGTTTCGTGGACGTAAGTATTAATGACATTTTTAAAGTGTAAAGGGGTAATATGAACGATTTCAATTATCTTGAAGAGCATTTAAACACCGAACTTGAATCCCAGGACAAAAGCGATGCCTTAGCGCGTATTGCAACCCTTGCAGAAAAGTTCTTGGAACTTAAAGAGCAGCATAAAGCGGCGGAGGCTCATGCAAAGGAAATAAAAAAGGAACTCAACACCATTTCCCAAACCATGATACCGGAGGCCCTAATGGGTGTCGGTTTGAAGTCTGTGAAGCTCACAAACGGCAAGACAGTGGAATACAAAGAGGATGTGTCCTGCTCTATTAAAGACATGGCAAAGTTTCAGGACTTCGTAAATGACAGGGGTGATTCATCAATCATCAACAGCACTATGGTTATGGGCAAGCTTCCCAAAGAGATCTTGTCTAAGATCATTGTGCACATGGCTGAAAACTTTGGCATTGAAACAAGGGTTGACATGAAAGTACATCCTGCCACATTGGCGAAATATATCAGAGAACTATGTGGCATTAACGGCAAAACAGAGGCTGAAATGTCCTTAGCTGAACTGGATGAGGATATGATTACAGTATTCCAGCTTAACAAAACCACGGTCAAGTAGGAGGTCCCATGCCCTATACAGAAAGTGACTGGGACTTGCTGGAGAATGAAAATTGGGGCATATCATCTGAAGAAATACGAGATTCAGATGCTGACTATTTTATTTGGACTTGCCCCAAATGCAAGAAAGATATGGATTATAGAGAAAAACACTACCATGTGTGCAAGAGGTAAGGAGGGCTCAATGTTTTTACATGAGATATTCACTATGTTTGTCATGGATAATGGCACTGCAATCAGTGGTAAAGTGCACGAAAGTGCTAATCGGAAGGACAGACTCATAACTATTACTCATGCCTCTATTGCGGAAAATTCTTATGGCGTAAGACTTGGAGACCGTCTTGAAAATCTCTACGCTCTCTACGATGATCTCATGGCTCAACCAAAAGTCAATAGCCTACAAATAAACCTTGACAAAGTGGTGTTTATAACAAACCAAATCGCTATACAGGCCATGCGTGAAAAGCAGCTTGGCCTGACTATACCAACTAAAGGAGAATAACATGGCAAAAGCAAAAGCAGACAAGAAAGAAACCCAAGTCAACTTTGACCACTTCAACGAACTTATGGGAGAAGATTCAGGCTTTGAGGACCTGAACATGGACACAATGGCAATCCCATTTGTGAGGATCATGCAGAAACTCAGCCCTCAGCTTGACAAGCGGTCAGCGGATTTTGACCCTGAACTTGACGAAGGCGATATCGTAAACACGATAACAGGACGGGTTTACGAAAAACCCTTGCGATTCGTTGTAGGCAAATTCGAGCGGTATTACATCGAATGGAAACCAAACAGGGGCGGGTACGTCGATGCCCATGCCGCCGAACTCATTGAAAAAATGCAGTTCAGTGGTGAACTGTTCCGTAATGACCTGGGCAAGCTTGTATCAAGGGCAACAGGAAATGAATATCAGGACACATACGTCTATTATGTCCTGTTTCCTGACTACCTTGAGGACGGTGTGTGCGTGTTCAGTTTCACATCAACACAACTTAAACAGGCCAAAAAACTGAATATGAATCTTACCAGGACCGTTATACCCGGAAAGACCACAAAGGCTTTGCCATATTTCATGGTCTGGAACCTTGAAACCACAGAAGAATCAAACGATAAAGGTTCATGGGAGGGTATCAACATAACATTTAACCAGTTTGTTACACCTGACCTCCTAACCCACGTTGTGGAAGAGCGCAAAGAACTGCCCAATAAATCACTTGACCTTGCATTACTTGAAGCTCCTGAAAGTGCCAACACGTCCGGCGGCACAGATCCCGGTAAAGCTAACTTTTGACATTCAAACAAACCTATGACCTGATGGGAAATACCTTAGCCTGTGAAGTTTTCAGGCTAAGGTCCCCATTAAAGCGTGAAACAACCCTTGAAGCCTTGATTAAAAATGTGTCAAGGCCATTGGGATGGAAGTTCCATAACATCGAGAATATGGACCAAAATGGCACCCCTGATGTTCTGTTACTCCGACGCGCGGAATACTGGTTTATAGAGTGTAAAATGCTAAAAGTGAATAGACTTATGTCTGTGCTTGACAACCTCAAATGGCAACCTGGACAACTGCCCTACATGAAACGCGCACAGACTTTAAAACTTAATTATATGCTTGCTGTGGGCCACAGAGATCAAGTGGCTATACTAAAAGGAGTTTTTAATGACTACACACTTGATAACCCCGACTTTATTAGACAAATTGGAATTCGCCAAGAACGCCCCACCATCATGGAAGGAAAGAGCGGAGGCCGGTTTCATACAGACCATACGCCGTGAATATGGCAAAATGCCCGAATGGGTGCAATGGGGTAATGCCTTTGAAGATGAGGTGCAAAAATTCGCACAAATCGCCGAGTTTGAAGGGCTTAAGGAAGTTACTGAAGGGTCAAAACACTTCAACAAAATTGCGACTGCATGCATAGGCGGCAAGTTTCAACAGGTTTGCAAGAAGGAATTGCAGATAGGGGAATATAACGTTGTATTCTATGGCAAAATGGATGTTGAATTTGATGACAGAATTTATGACATCAAGACAACTATTAATTACAAAGGCGAACAGAAGTATAAAAAAGGCTGGCAACATCGTTTGTACCCATATCTGACTGGCAAAACATTCTTTAAATACCTTGTTGCAGAATGGGCAGGTGAGGACAGAAAGGAACTTGTTGACACCTATGAAATCCCAATTGAACACAGTGAATCTGACATGCGGTATATTGGGGCACAGTTGTCTCAGGCCGTCCACGATTTGGTTGCCTACCTGCATGACAATGATTTGTATCAAGACTACCTTTTCACCTTCTCCAACAACAGGACAAGATAATGACCTTCGCCCGGAAATTCGCCGACGCCTTTGCGGAGTTGTTCCGGGGTAATAACTCAGTAAGAGGGGTGCATGTTCCTGATAAAGGACCTTTTAAAGCAGGAGAAAAAGCTAAAGGCAAATCCTTTACCAAGACTGAACCTCTTTTACTTGAGCATTACCTGAAGCATATACACGGCGCGGAATCCATCGGTATTGTACCTATTGACAAAAACCATAACATACGGTTTGCCGCAATAGACGTTGACGTATACCCTTTAAACCCTGTTACATATTTAAAGATCCTCAAAAGGGCACAACTGCCCTTGATGGGATTTCGGAGCAAGTCAGGTGGATTGCATTTATATTGCTTTTTCTCTGAAGATACGCTTGCTGAAAAAGCAGTGCCCTTAATACAGCAAATACGTGTAATATTAGGTTTACCTAAAGACACTGAAGTATTCCCTAAGCAAACAAGATTGATAGGCACAGGGAATTACATAAACATACCCTACTTTAATTATAAAAACACTGCGCGATATGCCTATAGTTTAGACGGCTCCCCTATGGCAATAGAAGAAGCCATAGAGACAGCTATGCTCAATCGTGTCACACTCAAAGAGCTGACCAAGGCACTTGAGCATATACCCTTGTCAGAGGCTCCTCCATGCTTGCAAGCGCTCTATTTACAGGGTGGCCCTGATAAAGGTGGGCGAAACAGTTTTCTCTTCAACTGTGCTGTATATTTAAAGGCCAGGTTTGGGGATGACTTTGGTAACAAGCTACAAACATTGAACTCTAAGATAGACTTCCCCATAGATCCAGGGGAACTTGAAAATACGGTTATATCCTCACATAAAAAAGGCGAATACAGTTATCAATGTTCAGATGGAACTTTAAAAGAGTGCTGCGACAAAGACCTATGTAAGCTCAGGCACTATGGCAAAGGTGCTGGAAATGTCAGTGATTTGTCCTTTGAAAGACTTGTACAAGTTGTGTGCTCACAACCCTATTATAAGTGGACAATAAACGGTGTTGATATGTTCTTTTATACCGAAACAGAATTAATGAATCAGGGCAAGTTTCGTGAGCTGTGCCTGAGATACCTACATCATGTACCTTGCAGGCTTAAAGATGCTGCTTGGAGTGAAATATTAAACAGGGCATTGAATTCCGTTGTTGTAGAAGAAAGTACATCAGACGATATGTCTGGAGATTCTCTATGGTTGGGCAAGGTTGAGGAATTTTTTAGCACCAGGAAAGCAGCTATACCAAGTGCAATTGAAGAGGGTTTAGTATGGCAAGATGACAAAGATAATATGTGGTTTAAAGGTTCTAAGCTTTTAGAACACTTGGAAAAATCAGGTATGTTTAGAAGTTGGCCGAAGTCTATGCATCACAAGTTGCTACGTGAAATGGGGGCAGACAGTTCTAAAAAGCTCAGAATGCCGGAAATAGGTCAAAGCAACAGAGGTTGGTACATCCCCTTAAAAACTTTGCAGAAAAATGGCATAGCCATAAAGCTTAGGGGCAAGGATGAGGAAAAGATTGAGCAAGTCCCCATAGACTACAAAGGAGAAAGCAAGTTTTGAGACGACAAATGATATTTGGACCTCCTGGTACTGGCAAGACAACTTATTTAATGGAGCTGTTAGGCAAGGAACTAAAAGGCCGGTTTGCTTCAAAAGTTGCCTTTGCGTCCTTTACACGTCAAGGTACTTATGAGGGAGCGCAAAGAGCTAAGAAACAATACAAACTATCAGACCATGGACTTAAACACTTTAGAACTATACATTCTCTTTGTTTTAAAGCTATGGGAACAGACCGGAGTAGCATCATAACAAAGTTCCATTACAGGGAGCTATCAGAGAAGACGGGCATCAATTTTACCGGGTATTATACTGATGATTTTTCTTGCAGTGATGACATATACTTGCATATTGTATCAATGGAAAAACACAACCACAAACTTGCCAACGCCCTGTCTCAAGAAGTTGACGAAAATAAGCTCGACTTTGTTAGGTTTCAGTACGCTGAAATGAAAAAGCAGATAGGCATAATCGACTTTGACGACTTACTATTGAACTATGAAAAACATGGCAAACCCTTGCCTGTTGAGGTTGCGTTTATTGATGAGGGTCAAGACCTCACTCCACTTCAATGGCGTATTGTGGCTAAGCTATTCGGCAAGGCTAAAAAGATCTATGTAGCCGGGGATGATGATCAATCGGTATTTGCCTGGGCAGGGGCAGATGTAAAGCGTTTTCTGGCATATTCAAGGAAACAGAAAGTCCTGACCCATAGCTATAGAGTCCCCTTTACGGTGCACAAGATTGCAAGCCGGATTGCAAAAGATATATCTGTAAGGAAGGAGAAAAAGTATACACCAAGGGATGCAGTGGGGCATTTTGAGAACCACGCTACATTAAACGATGTCCCCATTGAAGGCGGTGAGCTTGTACTTTGTCGTACAAACAGACTTTTACAAGGCATGGCAGAGTCTTTAAACTCCATGGGTATCCCATATAGGTATAAGGGTAAATTGTCCATAGACCGACAATTGGTTAAGGGAATACATACCTATGAGCAATGCCAGGAGGGCAAAGTGTCCGTTGATGAGTTGTCTAAATACTCTTCATATTTCCCCGAAATGCATAGCTCTAAACCTTGGTATACTGCCCTTTCCCCTGAATATAATGCCAATTATTACAAGCTTGCAATGCCCAGGATAAAACAAAAACCTGTGCTTTTGGAAACGTTTCATAGCAGTAAAGGGTCAGAGAATGACCATGTTATACTGGATCTGAGTATGACAAATAGAGTTGATGAGGGCTACAGGTCTGACCCTGATGCGGAATTAAGGTGCCTATATACAGCCGTAACAAGAGCTAAAAATAGGCTCACTGTTCTTGCACCTTCTACGCAGCACCATTACCCCGGGCATTATTTCATGGTGTAAGCAAATGACGTGCCAAGGAACTCATAGCCATATAACAGCTATAAAACAGCGAGTCACGTTCAAGGGCTTAAATTTTGAGTTTAACGGAGGTTTGTACGCTATGCATGTGGTTACATTCAGAAAAGCTGAACCTATATGTTGTTGATTTTGTTATGTATATTAACATTAGATTAGTGTGTTATTTTTAAATAGTCATGACCATAAAACGAAATTATAAAAAACTGAATTTATTATGAAAAATAAACCGCTCTTAAATCAAGAACTGGGGGCACTGTGGGGCAAGTTTCAAAGGCAACCAAGAGTATGCAAAAAAGCTACGGTGCTCCCATTTCTTGATTTAACGGTTTTGAAAAAATGGATTTTATACAGGGGGTGTTATGCCAGTAGTCGACAGAGTGTTAAGGTGTAAAGAGTGCGGTAAAAAATTCTTAGGCCATATGGCGCGTAAGACCTGCGACAAATGCCGTGACAAAGTTATCCTTAAAAAGAAAAAGCTTTATACCTTCCCATGCCCCACATGTGGAAAGGTTGTAAAAACATCTAAGAGCAACAAACGCTACTGCACCAATAGGTGCAAAGAAATATTTTGGGCCAGACACTACAAAAATCTAAGACAGAGGAAACAGTAAATGACCATATATGTTGGCGATACAAACAATCCTGTTTACAAAGCGTATCAACTTCCGACTAATGAGATGGTTTCAAAGGTGTTGAATGCACCTTTGATAGCCATAGATATTGAGAGTAAAGACCCAGACTTATTTGAAAAAGGACCAGGATTCCATAGAGACGCCTATGTCACCGGTTTAGCCGTAGCAAGTGACCCCCATAATAAATTTTACTTGCCTTTTAACCACTCCGATATCAAACCAGATACACCTATGGGCAAGGAGTCCTTAGCCATAGCTGAAGAGGTTTTAAAAACAAAGTCTGATAAACTTGGTGCAAATATACAGTATGATGTAGAAGGCTTAGAGTCCATGGGAATGGCAGTTAATGGGGGTCTCCATGACGTACAAATAGCTGAGCCTTTACTTGATGAATATAAAAGGACCTATGCCCTTGATAGATTGGCCAAAGGGTACGGTCTTGACTCTAAAAAGACCTACGTATTAGAGAATTATGCTGCAAAGCAAGGATGGAAAGGCAAAGCAATAGAGAACATATGGCGCATGCCCTCTAATGTCGCAGCAGAGTACGCAATAAAAGACGTTGAGTTACCCTTAGAGATATTCAAGTTTCAAAAAATTAAGCTTGAACAACAAAACTTGTTGCAGATTTACGACATGGAAAGGGAGTTGATCCCCATGTATGTAAAAATGCATAGGCAAGGTGTTAGAATTGATGAACCCTTATTAAAGCATACTATACAGTACGTCACTGAGCGCCACTATCAGCTTAAGGAACAGCTCACGAAATGGGCCGGTTACGAAATAAATTTCACATCGTCTTTTCAGCTGGCTAAGGTTTTAGACCGGAAAGGCATACCCTACCCCAGGAAACCACCAACGGAGAAAATGTTAAGAGATGGTAAGAAGGAAGGCAACCCAAACCTTGATAAAAAAGCCTTAATGGCTATGAAAAAATATGACCCAATAGTAGAGGTTTTATTGGAGTACAGAAAGTACAATACTACTATTGACCTCTTCCTTGCACCGTACCTTAATTTCATCTATAAGGGCCGGTTGCATTGTTCATTTCATCCTTTGCGTACAGACAAATACGGCACTGTATCAGGGCGTTACTCTTGTTCTAAGCCCAACCTTCAACAGGTTTCATCCAAAGAAGCGGATGACGATGAGGACGAAGGCATGCAAGCTTTTGACGGTAAAGAGGTCAAGGGTAAGATGATACGCGCTTTATTTATCCCTGAAGAGGGTTGCAAATGGCGCAGGTCTGATTATTCTCAGGTTGAGTATAGGATATTAGCCCATTATGCCACAGGCAACAGAGACAGGGATGCTGAAGCAGCAGCAGTTGCATTAAGGCAAATGTATATAGATGACCCAACAATGGATAGGCATCAAATGGTCATGGACAAAACTGGATTCGTCCGTAAGATCACAAAGAGTCTAAACTTTGGTGCAATTTACGGCATGGGTATTCCCACTGCCGCTGCTACATTTGGATGGACCATGGACGAATCTAAACACTTTATGGACACCTACCATAAAGAATCTCCTTACATAAAAACAACAAGGTCTGCTATTTCATCAGTAGCCAGTCAAAGAGGCTACATATTCACAATCAAAGGTAGACGTGCAAGGACACATCCATCAAGGAAGTTACACAGTATGACAAACAGGTTAATTCAGGGCTCTGCCGCTGATATTATGAAAGAAGCTATGCGTCAATGCTGGAATAAAGGTCTGTTTGAAACTCTGATACCACATCTAACAGTACATGATGAGCTTGACGTAAGCGAACCTGACACAAAAGAGGGCTTAGAAGCCGTTGAAGAAATGAACTACACAATGGAAAACGCCGTTAAACTTGATGTACCATTGCTCGTTGATAGTAAGTCTGGTAAAAATTGGTCAGAGGCAGATTAATAGTTGACAGATACAATTTTGATTGATACTGTTGTATAGGTTTTAACATTAATAGGAGCGTATAAAATGGATCTTGAAACTTTACTACGTAAAACACAGGGACAGGAGTACGTGTACCATTGGGATGGACGAACAAATAAGCAGACACATTACCAGCATGGGGACAACAAGATATCCTGCTATATATCGGTGTGCCACACTCGGGAGACAGGCAAAAATTGGGAACGTACGACCTTCCGTATAAACGGTCGTCTGGCGGACCGTAGCAGCGTTGCAGAACTGCTTTCAAAGGAGCCTGATACTGTTCATGATAGAATAGAGCACAGACTTAGTTATGGTATATGCGACTGCAATGGTGCAACTTACCGCGCTATATATGATGCTATTGAGGTTTTAAAAGCCATACCGGCAAAGGTATTAAAACAGTATTGGGATGAGGAGAACGAAATTGCAATTAATCAGGACAAATGAAAAGACAGCATGCTTACTGCTGAATGTTGTTATGTTCTTTGCTGTGTGCGTATTTGCTGCCTACTGTATACACATGTACATTGAAATACCCACGGTTTATTATTCAATGTCTGAACAACGTTGCGTATCTGTTCGGGTATTGGGCGAAACACACCCTTGCTCATACTTAAAGCCTGATCAAAATTTCCATGTTGAGTATGTATATTAATGCTTCTTACTCTTAGACAGCGCATAAGGTCAGTTAAAGTATTGGCTCAACCATGGCGAATTATAAAGGGCATTATAAAGGAGTATCCAATATCAGCCAAGACTCTATTTTCAAATAAGGGACTACCGTATGACATCCTTGAAATTGAACTCAGGCAAGAGGTTGGATAAGTGTTGACGAACAGTTATTAGATGTGATAAGGTATGAATCAGGCTTGAAAAGACAGCTTGAATATAATGAAAACCTTGGGGATTTACCGGAAGACTTTACCCAGGAAGACTATGAAAACTTTTTCAAGGAGGCAGACAATGACTAACTATAGGGCCACAGCTTACTCAGCAGCAATCGTGCTTACTTTTTATGTGCTTCTTTTGAGCTTTATATAAAGGTCAAGAAATCAGATTCAAATATAAATGGCGTGTCAGGATGTGCAGTCATGGCCGTGTTATAAAGATCTAATATCGCAGCGCCCATATCAACATTTTCTGGCAGTTCATATGGATTCAGCGTCCTTGGCTCCACGCCATCGGGCGCTTTTTCTATGAAACCTTTTATTGTTATGGGAAGCGTTTCTACAACAGTGCGCTCACCTGGCAAATTGCACTGCTCATACCAGTTATTGAACGCAGTTTGATTGCTTGGATTCGCTAATTGACAAGATGATAGTTGATTCCTACCTCCAAATGGGGGTGAATTATACCCACATATACCGTCATAAACAGTGTTGTCCTTTGTACCCTTTGCTGCGTAGAAAGCAAAGGAGTATTGAACTTTGTCGTTCAATCTGCCGTATTTAGCGTTATATTCAATTTCAGGCGTGTTTGATAGTTCTTGTTCACATATTGGGTCACAAGGACCTGTGCCCGTTGTCCTTGATATTGAAGACTCCCATTGAGATTCAATTGTGGCAGTCCACTCATATTCC